AATGAAATTAAATATATTGATGCACAAAGAATTAGAAACCAGAGGGCATAATGGCAACGGCAGCATACTTAACAGGTAGAAAAAGATATCAGCGTCCACAGGGTATTTTATGGTCTAATAATGCTGGAACACTAACTAGTGGATTATATGTTCCAAATGGATATGAGGTTGGCGCAGATGTTCCAGATGGAACAGATCCAGATCTAATTGATCAATTCTTAATTTTATCTGATGATAATCGTGGAGAAATTGGATTTACCCCACAAAGAATTGAACAAAGGCAAAGAACAATTAATGGTCGTATGCGTTCCTATCACATTGCAGATAAAATGAATATTAATTTTTCTTGGAATCTTTTGCCTTCTCGTTCATTTTTTCAAAATGCAGAATTTGATCCAGCAACTGGTATTTCGCCTTATCAAAATATTACACAAGAGTTTACATCAGACGGGGGTGCTGGTGGAGTAGAACTTTTAGACTGGTATAACAATCATCCTGGACCATTCTGGATGTATTTAGCATATGACAAGTATTCTAACTTTGGTGATGATAATGCAGCATTTAGTCATTTGGCACAATATAACGAAATTATTCAGGTTTACTTTGCAGATTTTAATTATTCCGTCGTAAAACGTGGCGGCAGCAATTTTGATCTTTGGAATATATCGGTAACCCTGGAAGAGGTCTAAAATGTTTGTAAGTGAAGCATTAAAGACCCATCTAGAAACATCTGCAACAGTTCAGTTAA